TCACAATGGGCAAATATTAGTGATTATAATGAATGTATCAAACAACAAGACATTATTTTTTTAGATAATAAAATAAATAACATAATAATAAACCCTAACGAACGCACTAGAATTTTTAAATCAATTGACGAAGATATATTTCTTTTGTAATAAATTTATGTAAACAAATTAAATATAATATATCTATTTTATTATATTTATTTTAACTAATGAACATAATAAGTTTTGATGTTGGTATTAAAAATTTAGCATTCTGTGTTTTAAATTTAAATGATGATATTTTTACCATAAAGCAATGGGATATTGTCAATTTGTGTGAAGAAAAACAATTATGCTTGGAAAATGTAAATAACAAACAATGTCATAAAGAAGCAACATTTTTTAAAAACACGGATTGTTATTGTAAAATACATGCAAGAAATAAAAATTATATTATTCCTCCAAAAGAATTGACAATTAAAAACTTAAAAAAACTTAAAATAAATGAACTTATTGAACTAGCCAATAAATATGAATTAAATTGTGGAAATAAACCAACAAAAAACGCCGTTTTAGAAAAAATAAATGCTTTATTAACAGAAAAGTATTTTGAAACAGTAAAACCAATTAAAGCTGACAATTATGATCTAGTTCAATTAGGCATTAATATGCGTGATAAATTAGATAAAATAATTAAATTTGATGAAATAGATTTAGTTATAGTAGAAAATCAAATTAGTCCTCTAGCAAATAGAATGAAGACATTGCAGGGTATGATAGCCCAATATTTTATTATGAAAAATGTCAATAATATCATCTTTTATTCTGCTTCTAACAAACTGAAACCATTTTTAGAAAATCAAAAGACCACATACAAAGAGAGAAAACAACTAGGAATTGAATTTACAAGACAATTGTTGGATGGTTATTCTCAAATAAATAGTTGGACCACTTTTTTTTCAAAGCATTCCAAGAAGGACGATTTAGCAGATTCTTTTTTACAAGGACTTTCATATTTTACACAACATAAAAATTTATTAATTAATTTGTAATGTGTAATTATTTAAAAATAATATATTTATTATGCGGATTACTTAAAATTATATGTTCTAATTGTATCATAAATGGTAGAATTTGAAACAATTGAGATAGGTGGCAATTTTAAAAATAAAGATGCCCCAACTATTACGCTGAATGGGTTGGATGACATTTCTAATTTTAGCGAAGATATGCCTTCAAAATCATCAAAAAAATCATCTGTTAATTTTGGTTCAGGCATTGAACTATTAATGAATGAAAAAAGAAAAAACGATGGCACAAAAAGCAACCAGTCAAGTGATGTTGATTTAGGTGATATAAATGAATTAGAAAATGAACTTAATGGATTAAGCGCACCGAGAGAAAAACTAAAAGGAAAAACAAGATCAAGTTTATTTAATTCTGTTTTAAGTGGAGAACCAACTATTAAACTAAATGATATTTCAGGGGATAATTTTAATGGACTTGATAATATTTCTTTAGATGATCAAGGTCCAACAATTAAAATTGGAAAAGAAACCGCAAAGGACCCTGCTGAGAACAAAACATGGGACGGATTTCAGAAATTTAATGATATTCCACTAGACCCTTCTAAGCGTGTTTCTGCGCCTTCAATGGGTAGAGAAGAATTGCTAAGAGAAAAATTAAAGGTATTAAGACGTCTTGAAGACCTAGAGAACAAAGGTGTTAAATTGTCTAAGAAATACAATATGGAATCCAATCTTCAAGAAATGCAAGGGGAATATGAAATGATAGTTGAAGAAAAAGAAAAGTCTAATAGTGTTAAATTTCAAGGTCGTGCTCTTATGGCAATTGTAACTGGCCTTGAATTCTTGAATAACAAGATTGACCCGTTTGATATTAAGTTAGATGGATGGAGTGAACAAATTAATGAAAATATTAATGATTATGATGAAATTTTCTCAGAATTACATGAAAAATATAAATCTAAAGGAAAAATGGCACCTGAACTTAAGTTATTGTTTCAATTGGGTGGTTCTGCCATTATGGTACACATGACGAATACCATGTTTAAGTCATCTATGCCAGGTATGGATGATATTATGAGACAAAATCCAGAACTTATGCAACAATTTACTCAAGCGGCTGTTAATTCCATGGGTCAATCTAGTCCAGGATTTGCTGGGTTTATGAATAACTTTATACCTAGTGGAGGTGGTATTCCTCAGCCTCCCCCTCCACCAATGGCTACACAGCAGTCAACATATCGCCCCAATCAACAAGGACCAATGAATAGACCCGACCTTTCAACTGCTAGAGGTGATGGCATTAATATTCAAGAAAATCAAGCTAGAGCTGGTGGTGCAGAAAGAAGTATTAAGCGTCCTGAGATGAAAGGGCCTCGTGACATAAATGATATTATTTCAAGTATGAAGACAAAATCTATTAATATTCAACAACCGATGCCAACACAAACGTTAAAGACAAATGATGAAAGTGGGAGCACTATCAGTGTTAAAGACCTAGATGATACAAAATCTAAAATGCCTGGGCGTAGCAAACGCAAGCCTAGAAGCGAAAAAAATCTCAACACCGTAAGTTTAGATATTTAAGAATAAAAATAAAATAATATTTAATTATTTATTATTTTATTTGATTTATTATTTTATTTTATTTATTATTTTATTTTATTTATTATTTATTTTATTTTATTTATTATTTTATTTTATTTTATCTTCATTAAAATGTATTGTATTGATTAAATTATCTATTATTTTATCTGATTTATCATCAACCGAATCTGTTGTATTTCTAATTATAAGCATATATGTTTCTTTATCAGAATCACTAGAAAACCAGTTAGGTTTTATTTTTGTATATTTAGTTATATTTTGAGTTTGTTTTTTAGAAACATATTTAATGGCTTCTTTTGTTTTAATTTTATCTACATCTTCAAACCATGCGTCTTCTTTTATATATAATTTTTTGCGTTTTTTGTCACTACACCATATTGGACGACGAATTAAAGGTAATTTATTTAAATGCGTTATGATTAAATTAGATATTCCTTCGGTTAATCCTTTTTCTTTCGTTAGCATTAAATCGTCTACATCTACTTCTATATTACTTATAAAATCACTCATTTTCATTGCATCTTTGCATTGATCGTTTAAAAATATTTTAATATTAATATTATTATTAATATTGTTATTAACTGTATTATTTTGTGTATTATTGTTTTGCGTATTTATTGTATTAATTGCGTTATTATTTAATTGTGGTATTTTTTCTATTAGTGATGTATTATTTTCCAAACATTTTAATATTATTTCTTTCATTGATTTATTGTCCTCTACTAAAGTGTTGTTTGATTCTAATAAATTATTATTAGTTTCTACTAAATTATTATTTGTTTGCATTAGATTCATGTTTGTTTCTATTAATTTATTAACGATTTTATTGTCACAAGAAGTAGTAACTTGACTGCTACAGTTTTTCTTATGATTAAATAATGATGCGTTATGCTTATATTTTTTGCCACAACTACAATAAAAATGATTTTTATGGTCATCAGATATTTCAGATAGTATTTGTTGTACAATCGTTGTCTCTGATGACTGAGCGTGTTTTTTCGTCTTCAAATGTTTTCCATAATCTCTTTTATCTGACGTATGATAGTCACAATTCAAGCAATCATATTGTCTTCGGATTTTTTCGGACATTTTATTGTATATAATACAATGCTAAAAATCTGTAAGTCGTTTTCGTTAATCATTGCTTTATTTTTTTCTCGTTTTTTATTTTTCCTTCAGTTTTTCTCTCTATAAAATTGTTACGATAAATGGTAAGGTTTATATATGATACTAATTAATTTATTTTTTTTTGAAATTCTGGAAACTTTTTTGGGCAAATCAAAAATGGACAAGAAAACCTGTCCATTTTTCAATCGGCCAAAAAAGTCTTGGAAAAATGAAAAAATGAGAAAATACTCTTTAAGTTCAAAAAATAAATAATATAATATTTCAATTTAAAGAGATAGTACCTTTTTTTCAGTTGACTGAGAATAAATAATGCATTGCATAAATTAAAATTGAAATACAATAATGATTTAATATTAAGTGAAATAAACAGATTAAACAGATTAAACAGATTAAATAAATGAAGAACTTTGTTTTAATTGACGGAAGTTATTTTATATTCTTTAGATATTACGCTTTAGTGCAATGGTGGAAAGTTGCTAAGAAGGAACCTCAAGAAAATTTCCAAGAATGTCCAGAATTTATAGAAAAATTTAAAAAAACATTTTCGGAAAAGTTTAATGATATAGAAAAAAAATTAAA